CGGGCAAGGTTTCCGCTGTAGTGAGATTGCCAGTTGTTCAGCAGCTCCAGCACGATCTTCCGATGCTCAGGGAGCAAGCCGCTTGCAGATGCCACAGCGTAGGGAATGGTTATAGCCAATTAGCTTACCCTTGCCTTTCTCTTTGGGTTTCTCTTCGAAACGGTGATTCCGAGCATCGCCAAGCCAGCGGCCTCTATCGGCGATGAGTTCTCGCCTCCGAAGCCCCAGCCGCCAGCCTTGCCTATCTCGCGGCGGGTCGATGTTGCCGCCGAAAGGTCAAGCGCGGGGCATTCGATGTGGGTGACTGCGTTTGTCCGCGCCGCATCGAAGATCAGGTTCGCGGCGGTTACCGCCTGGTCTGTTGTGGGGCGCATAACGTATCCGCGCGGAACGCCAAACGCCGCCATCCGATCGCAAAGCGAGCCAGCGGCGCTCTTGCCGTCGATGACAACGGTGCTTGCGCGGCCTGCTCGAACGGTCAGCCAGCTCACAAGCCACTCAATGCCGCGGGCGGTCGATTCGCAGAACGGAAGCTCAACGTGCACAGCGCCGCCGCTTTGCGCGGCAACCGCCAATGCAACCGTTGCGCCATCTGGGGAGAACTTCACTCCGTAGGCAACCTTCTCGAATCGGGTGGGCGCATTCGCGGCGGGAACCTCGGTCTCTCGCCAGAGCTCTTCGCCGATAAGTGGCTTCTCAACCTGCTCGATCGGCGGCAGCCAGTAGCCTAGGTACTCTTGCGCGATTCCAAGGTCATCGCCCTTCATGCCGTAAACGCCGGTACGGATGTCGGCGGCTTCGACCAATCCTTCTGCCAGCGATGGGTTGGCGGTGGGCCACCGCGACTCGTCCATCGGGTCGCCCACCTCGTCAACGCCGTACTCCAGCCAGCAAAGGTCATCGCCTGGCGTTCCCCAGGCTTCCTCGCGAAGTTCTTTGAATCGGTCTGCCGTGCATCCTGCGCGTGTGGGGGTTCCCACATAGATCAATTGCGAGTTCTTGTGCGGTGAGTGCGTGGTGGTGGGGTTCAGCGTCTGCGTCTGGGATTTGGTCAAAAGCTGCGCCTCGTCGTAGATGATCACATCGAAGCTGTAGCCGAGCGATGCCGAGTCGGTTCTTGTGGAAAAGCAGAGAACGCCGCCGTTGGCGAACTCGAAGCATTCCTGCGCGGTCTTGCTCTTCGCATCGGAAACATGGCGGTTGAGGTATCGGGGCGCGTCAGGATCCCCGGCGCGCTTTCCGAATATCTTGCGGAAACGGGCAAGCATCTCGCATGTTGTCGAGTAGTTGTGGTCCGTCCAAAGCACGGAGTACCCAAGCTCGAAGACCAAAAACGCCGCCCATATGATCGCGTCATGCGATTTTCCCGCCTGGCGCGGAACGGACATCCCGCACCTTCGGTGAACCCACTTGCCGTTCGCATCGATTCGCGACCAGTCGGCAAGCGGTGTGCGCTGCCATTCGCCAACGCCGTAGCCGATGATCGCCGCGAAGTCCACGACCTCGTCAAGGAGGTCGGTGTGCCCGCGGCTTGAGGACACGTGCTTACGTGGCTGGCATCTTTGCGGCGATCCTGGCGGCGATGGAGTCAAGGGCTTGATCGACTGGATCCCCATCACCTCCACCTTCCAACCGCTCCAACTCATCTATCGTTGCGCGGTACTCGCGGGACAGTCCCGCAATCGCCTGCGGGGGCGCATCGTTGAGTGCCGCGCGAAGGATTCCGCGAAGCTCGATCAGCCTTTCGGCCGTGCTCTTCGGCTGCTCGCCCTTCGGTGTCACTGGGCATGGATCCTGGACAACGCCATCGGGCGGCGCGTCTGCCGCCCAAACCCTTTGCACGGTTGACTTCGAGCAGCCCATGCGCCGCGCCGTCTCTGTTACTCCGAGCTGGGGAAACATGGTCACGATCGCCTTGCGCTCGGAAGCGGTGAGCTTGCGCACCTTTCCCATTTCATTCAGCTCCTTTTCCCTGTTAGCTGGGTAAGCTTGAGCACCGTGGGAAAAAAAGGCGCAATGCGGCAGGGGTAGCCTTCGCCACGGTGGGAGGGGTATATCCCCAGGTCACCAGCTAAAACTTGTCTTGCATCCAACATCTTTTGCCCGTGGTTTGGGAGGTGCGTTGAGCGACTCAAGGCTCTTGTTGCCCCTTCTCTCGTTGCAGATCCTGTGTGCTGGCGCGACGTTGGAAGGATCGATGGGCGAGCCGCCCTTCGACACCGGCACGATCTCGTCAACCTCGAAGCTCATGGGGTGGCCAGCAGGAAGCGAGTAGTCGATTGCGCCGCCGCAAAGGTGGCACGGTCTGCCCTGGTCTTTGAGCCAGCGCCTGACCTTCCTTCGCTCGTTGCCGTTGGCGTAGCGGTTGACCTTGACGCGCTTCGGCTTCGGCTTCGTGGCCTGCAGGTCAACGGCGCATTGGCTGCAGAAGCCGCCGTGAGTGTCGGCAAGCTTGCCGCAGGCTAGGCAGTACGCCATTTGCATCTACCTCCGTAGGCTCGGTAGCAAGCCACCGCATGGAGCATTGCGTGTGCTACTGCAGTGTCATAACGTGAAGCGGCCTTAGCCAGGTAATCGATCGTCAACGCTTGCCCTCGATTCCAGCCATAAAAGAAGGGAGCCGCCACCGCTCTTTCAGCGGTGTGCAGCTCCCTTGTGGACATTTTTGACGCCTACATAATTGCACGTTTGCCGTTTGCATTTGTTTGCAAAAGTTTGCAAATGTTTGCAATTGTTTGCAAAAGTAGGCAAATGTTTGCAATCAGACGGCAGGATGCCGTGGCAATCGGCGGGAATGCGGCAGGAATTCATAGAGCTCGATCAATGCTTCACCTTCGGAATGGGTGCACCAAGACACCGAACGGTCGAGTGCCAGCGCCACATCGCGCCACATGCTGCCGTTGAGGTAGCGGTGCTCAATGAGCATCGAGTACTCAGGCGTTGGCATGGAGCAGAGTGCGGCCAGGCATTCGGCAACAACCGCTTCCCATTGCGCCGATGCATCGCTTATCGCAGCATCGATCACGTCAAGCTTTGCCACTCCGTCCGGCACAGCATCGCCGTAGGAGTTCGGGCTCGCTGGTAAGCCTGTGTACTGCATGCCCTTTACCTGCATTGCGAAGAGCTGGTCTGCGCGGCGTATCTGCATCTGGTCCAAGCGCTGCCTTGCCGACCTCACCGAGCGAAGGTAATCCTTTGCCCTGCTGATCCTCAATCGGTCGTACTCGCTTAGCGCTTTCTCTTGCATATGCCCTCGCTTTTCTTTGCCGCTGATACGAGAAACCCCCGACCGATGATCGAGGGTTTCTCAAAGTAGGAAGGAGTCCGTGGGACGAACAGACCCCATTATATGGAAACGAAACTACCGTGTCATATCCCGTGTGTTCAGCCTGTGAATCTGGCTTGCTCTCCCCCTCGCTTCCTCCCTTCTTGCCTTGCATTACTTTTGCATGGCGAATGAATCATCTATCGTTTACCGAAAGTAGCGTCATGACCTGCGGTTGGCGATAGGCGAACCGCAACCGACCTGGCGGCGGCTCCGTTTCGCCGCCGTTCTATGGGAAAGGCCTTGCGACGGCAACGAAAGTCGTTCAATATCTCATAACCCAAACACAAAGAAAAACCCCGCCGAAGCGGGGCCGATACGAAAGCTTATTGCTCTTCTTTTGGAGGGTTATCCTCTGGTCTCTTGTTTGGCACGATTGATTGAACGCCATTCGCTAAAACAGTGATGAACGGAACTGCGATGAACGCGCAGGAGAGCACCGTGTTTTGGTATAGAGCGTAAGTCACGACAGCGCAAGCAAAGGCGGCAACCATGAGCAACGCCGATATCCATTGGGCGCGGCTCCTGGCCTTGATCTCGAAGTCTGCAAGTTTGTCCTGCCTCTTGGATTCGTCGATAGTGTACGCGTCGTTCCATCTGCACATTCGCTCGCGTGTCTCATCGTCATACATCTTGTAAATCGACGGATGGGGAAGCATCCCAGAATATGCAACGGACATCATTTCGGTTTCTGATTTGGAAATGATGCCCGCTTCGATTAGATCCTCGTCGCTTGCGTTTTTGATTAGGTTTGCTGCGGCTACAAGCTCCTGCGAACCTCTATCACACGGCCGACTCTCTTCCCTTCCGTCCTTGCTCTCTGAATTCTTCCCAGGTTGATTAGAGATTTCTTCATCGATTCTTTTCGTATTTCCTGAATCTCCTTGCTGCTGTCCAACCCTGGGATCATGAACAATTCCTTCGTGGTCATTGCTCACGACCTCCTCCTTCTCGCTTGTGAACTTTCTGCCCCTTCAGTCTACCAAATGTTCAACTTTGGGTTGTCGAAAGGATTTGAAACGTTGCCATTTGATAACACGTTTGATTTGCCCTTTTGAATGCTGCGCCATTCTACCGCTTGACCCTCTTGGTCCCGCACTCCGGGCAATACGTCCCGACCTCGGAATAGAACGTGTCGCAGCAGTAATCGCAATGCCATTCCTCGACGTT